ACATGGTACCCGCCGTAATCATCCCGGCGGTGATGGCACCTGCGGCAATGTGGTTGGCAGTAATGGCATTGGCTGCGATATGCGTAGCCGCCACCGCCCCACCGGCAATCTTGACCCCTGTAACCGAGCCATTGGCAATCTGGTTGGCTGTCACCGCATTGTTGGCCAGGTTGACCGTGGTAATCGTCCCGGCCACCAACATCCCCGAGGTGATCGTCCCCGCCATGATGCGGTCGCCGTTGAGCGTCCCCACCTCGATGTGCCGGGTCAGGATGGCGTTTGAGGCGATATGGTTCGCCGCAATGGCATTGGCGGCAACATGGTTCGCCGTCACCGCCCCACCGGCAATCTTGACACCGGTAACCGAGCCATCCGCCAGGTTCCCGCCAAATACCGTAAACGTCCCCCGGACAATGGTGTCCCCGTCAAGGACAATAGCATCCGACCGGATCACCGTCCGACCGTCAGACACTTGGAAGAACGTGCTCCCGGCCTCGCCGTTGACGCGCATGTCCACAATGTCCCGGGTGGCCAGCAAGGAACTCAAAGGGCTTCCGTCTTCATCCCGGACAAATGCTCCCCAGGCTCCGGCCATTTGAACGACCTCTGACTGGAGACCGCTCGTTTCACTTCGGACGATGGTGGAAATCCGGGCCTCGTCGCTCGCCAACATCAATGCATCATGGGCCAACCACCAGGCAGAATCTGCCTCCTCGATGGCGGCCCCCGCCCGCAGGTAAGCTTGATAAACACTTTCCTCCAATCCCCTTAGGGAGGATTCCAACTCATCCAGTGCCACCGTGTTGGCCGTCTGCCCCGACACCTCCGGCGACCAGGCAGAGGCAAGCCCCGCATTATTGACCGCCCGCACCCTGTAGTACCAGGTCTGGTTTTCACGGGGTCCTCCCGTTGCCGTTGCCGGGGCATTGAAGGTCATAATGGGATTTCCAGGGATACCCAACCCGGGCGGATTGATGGGGCCGGGAATGCCCATCCCAGGCGGCGGGATCGGCGCAGGGTTCCCAACCGTCGGCGGAGGTGCCGCCCCGGGGCTTCCAACCGGTGTTGCCGAGGCATGGGTGAACATGTTCACCGGCCCCCGGTAGATCAGGCTGAAAGGCCCCGGCAGGAAGCCCTGCACCTGGGAAGCGTGGAGCTCGAACTGCACCCCAAGTCGCTGGGAATCCCACCCCAAGAGGATGGAGGCAAAGAGGCCAGTGGCTTGGAAGTTCGTTATAGGGGCTACCGGGGCGATGATGTTGGTGCCGTCAGACGGCAAAGCTGGCCTGTCCCTAATGGCGGCCACTTCCCGCTGCACATTGCGAAGCTCCGGGTTGTCGTACAAGTCCCGGAAATTCCCAAGCTCGATCACCGCCCGGGTGCCGTCCGCCAGGTCGTACTCGTAAGAATAAACCCGGCTCTCAACGGCGATGGTCTCTCCGAAGGTCTCATGGTCCACCAACCGCACCATGTCCCCGATGGACAGGCGCCGGTGGCTGAAATCCTCCCCCTCCAAAAGGGACAGGTCAACCACCGTCAACTGCACGTGGTAATGGGGATGGGAGTTAGATTGAAGGTGCTCCCAGGTCCTTAGCATCAGTTCCCGCCCGTCCTGGATCGTCCCATCGCTAAACATCCCTTCCCGGTGCTGGCGCTGGCCGTTGACGACAAGCCCAAACTTCTGGCGGGCCTGCTCATCCTCCACGAACAACTGGCCTAACGGCTTGGAAAACCCATCGCCCGGGAGCGCCTGCACATCTTCGAACATGATCAGTCGGGTGTTGCCCCCAGTGGGCACGCCATTTTCGTCGTAAATAGAAAGCGATGCCCCCTGGCCGTACATGCGGGTGCGGATGTGGTCGGTAGTGACAGAAAACTCCATCCCCTCCACGTCATGGCCCACCTCAAGGACAAGCCCCGTGTCGGTGCCGATGCGCACCAGGTCGATGAAACGCCCAACGATACGGCCATTAGAAACCTCAACCCTCGGGCGGATTTCTGCTCCCCACCGCTCCACTAGTTTTGAAAGGGCGGATAGGGAGGACTCCCGGTAGTAGTTGGTGCTGTTAAGCCCCAGATCCATCACCTGCCCCAACTGCCAACGGGACTGGCCTTCCAGGGCAACCTCCGCCGCCTGGCGCAGGGTCACGTTTTGGGGACGCCGGTCCATGATGTAGTTTTGCGCCAGGTCGTGCATGGCGTCCTGGCAGTAGTATTGGGTGTCCACCCCAGTATGGCCTACATTCCTTACCCGCTCGGTGATCTCGAACAGGCGGAACATGCCATCCTTATCGGAGAAAGCCACCTGATGGCCAGCAGGGACATCTACTTTCGCTTCCGTTAGAAATTCAAAGGTGGACATATCCGACAGGATTTGCTTGTACCGGGCTTCCCAAAACGGGGGAGCCCCCTGTGATACGTTGGAAAGCACCTGCACCAACCGGTCATGGTTGTCAAAAATAAAAAGATCAGCCATCTAATACCACCTTTCAAAAAAATCCGTCATAAAGCCATGGTTCGCCTGAAGATTATTGATCCCAGGCGCAAGCTCAATCCACTGGCTCATAAAATCAAAAGCGTGCATCTGCGCCCGCCCGTTGATGGAAATCCGCCGTTTGGCACTATCTATTTCAAGCACATCGCCCGCCGCAAAATTCCAGAGGACCCGCTGGGTGCGCCCCGTTGTGGCATTGGTGATGACGAATTCATTCCGGGAGGCTGTAAACTGCACCAAAAAGTTGGGATGACATGGGGCTGAGCCGCGGTTTTGGATAGCGGTGGCGTTGGTCACCACTGGATCTACCGCATATTTGTAGGGGTCGTGGCAGATGAAAGAGATGCTCCCCTCAGCCACCCCGTTCCCGGGCGCCACCGTGAAGCGTTCATCCACCTTTGCAAAAAACTGGCGCTCGGGCTCCAAGTCAAAAATCAGTGGTTTTGCAGTCAGGGCCAATAGATGGCTTGAAATTCGCTCCATGATTTCGTTGAAATCTTTTCGATCCCTGAATTTAAAGGCGACCGGGACTGAAATCATCCGGGACATATGCCGCCTGGACGAAACCAGTGCCCCATTGCGGTTGGGGATGATGTTGTGTTCCAATCGGACGGTGGCCCATGCCGGGATAGAAAAGCCTTTCAGTATCATCAATTCATCAAAACGCCGGCCATTATATGTAAAAGTCGCCATCAAGCATTCACCATCCTTCCGTTGGTCGCCCTTCGCCTTTGTTCGTGTTGGATTCTAGTAATCTCAGGGGCGATTTCATGGGAAATCTCCCGGCCGTTGACATGGAAATGATTATGGATGACCGGCTGATTCCCTTGAACCATTTCGCTGACGGCCTGCAAAAGCGAATGGTCGCGACTGCCGCCCCCTGTAACAGATGCAGCGCCCATGGCAAGCTCTGCCCTGACAGTCGGCAATGCAGTGGCGAAGCCCATTGCCTGCTCCATTTCCGAAGCTAATCGGTTGGAAAGGTTGCGGATAGTAGCTAACAATTTATTCTCGCCCGCCAACAGCCCGTTGTTGATGCCTGTCATGATGGAGCCCCCAATACCAGGCGCGTCTGCACCCTGCATAAAAGCCCACATGGCCGCCCTGCCCGCCATTTTCATGACAACGCTCCGAGTGGCCGATGCCCTGAAAGCCCGGAACAAATCATGAGCTATATGGTAGCCGTAGTTCCACCTGTTCCCGCCGTCGCGCTCTTGGTAAAATCCTTGCTTGAAAGCCGAAAGCGCAGTTTGTCCCGCACTTTCCATCACGGGAAGGACTCTGGCGATTCCTTGCGCGAATTGATGAATAAAGTGCATCCCCATCTGGCCAATTGTTCCCGAAGCCTCTGCAATGGTGCCCCTAAGCTCCGAAAGGCTATCTGCCATCCCCAAGTTAAACCCGTCCCCGGTGTGCTCACCGATGGTATAGGTGGCACGGGAAGGCGAATTGATTTGAAGCGCCCGCCTCAGGGTCTGGGTAACGGAGTTGGCAATATTAGCCGCTGTGTTCATAACTGCATGACGGGTGTTGTTTAGGCCATTGGCAAGGCCTGTCATGACATTGCCCCCGATGGTTCGCATATCCCCGCCCAGGGAATTAAAAGCCCCAGTGATGGAATTCGCTGCGTTTCTTGCGGTATTGGTTACGGTATTGGCACCATTTCGCATGGCCGTGTTGAACCTTCCCATGGAGTCGCTACCAATTCCCGCCAATTGATTCACGGTTGAGCGGATTCCTTGGTTCATCTGGTTAAACACCCGGCCCATTTCCTGCGACCCTTGCCGGGCCGCCTTGATCATAGACTGCGCCATGTTGCGGGTAGAGCGTTCCACCGCTTGGGTGCTGTCATCCAAGCCTCCAGTCAAGCCGTCACCGGAACGCTGTCCGGCGTCAAACATCTCCCTAGACGGGGAATTGATGCCCAGGAAGTTCCGCACCCCGCTTAGGAGGGTGCTTCCCATTTCCCGTGCGGCACTCCCGATAGACCCTAGACGGTCGCGGATTCCCTGGGTCAAACCAGAGACAATATCCCCGGCAATATCACCCATACGGGAAATCCGCTCCCTGATGCCGTCCACTACGCTGTTGAGCATGTCCCGCCCCCCAGCGATAATCCGGGGGAGGTTATCCCTAAGCCCCGTCACCAAGCGAACAATCAAGTCAATAGCCAAACGGCCCAGTTGCCCGATTAGCTGCATCACCCCAGAAACCAGAGCTCGAAGGATTTGCCCACCTGCACTGATAATCTGGGGCAAGGCCCCAACGAGGGCCCCTACCAAGGAAACAATCAACCGGATCCCCGCAGCAATCAACTGCGGAAGGACTTGGATAATCCCCGAAATCAGAGATTCGAGCAACCGAATCCCGGCATCGATCAGCTGCGGAAGCATACCGATAATGGCAGCTAATAAATCCTGTACCAATCGAATCCCAGTCTCAATCAGCTGAGGGAGCATGTCTATCAAGCCCTGGATCAGACTCATCAGCAACTGGATGCCGGCTTCAAGCAGCTGGGGCAGCATGCCAATGATGGCATCCAATAGTTGCATAACCAACTGGATCCCCGTTTCGATCAGCACAGGGAGGATGCTTAAAATACCGTCAATCAATGCCATCAGCAACTGGATGCCGGCCTCTATAAGTTGCGGCAACATATTGATGATGGCATCCAGCAAGCGGATAATCAAATCGATGCCGGCTTCAATTAAAACCGGTATTGTATTGACGAGGCCTTCGATCAAGCTTGTAAGCAATGAAACGCCAGTGTCGAGGATGACCGGCAACATGCCGAGCACCGCATCTACTAACTGCAAAACTAAGCTGATCCCTGTTTCAATCAAGACCGGAAGGACATTCAAAATCCCATCAATAAGTGAAGTTAGCAGGCTCACCCCTGTGTCAATGAGCATCGGAAGCAACGACAAGAAAGCATCCACTAAAGAAAGCAGGAGGCTTACGCCGGTTTCCAAAAGGCTAGGAACCGTCTGGGCAATCCCTTCAATCAGGCTAACAAGGACGCTGACACCTGACTCCAAAAAACCGGGAAGCGCCGCCGCAATCTGATCGATAAAGCCGATGAGCATATCCCCTACCAATTCAACCAATTCGGGGACCGTCTTGCCCATCCCTTCAGCAACCTTCGTTAAAATCGCAACGCCCTTCAGTAAAAGCGCAGGCAAACCGCCTACCAATAACCCGATAAGCATAGGAATCAGCCGGGTAAACAGGCTTTTCAGTTCGCTAGGGTCGCCACTCGTGAAAAAACGCTGGATCCCTGCTATCATCTTTTGAATGTCATCCAGGAACCTGCCAACAAAGACGCCGACAGCCCCTACGACAGTTCCGACTGTGTTCTGGATAAATTCCCACGAGGTAGCCACAGCACTGCGAAGGGAACTGTTTTCTCCCCCTAGCCGGGAAAACCACTCCATCAGGGAGGAAAAAACGTTGCTGATGGCGGATACCGCCGCCCCGATAACATTCTGGATAGTTGGCCAAACGTTATGGACAAAATTCCTGAACCCTTCGTTGTTGCGGTAAAGCTGCATCATCATGACGACCAGCGCCGAAATGGCGGCGACGATCAGCCCGATTTTGTTGGCAGCCATCCCTTGTTGAGGGCCGCTTTCGCTTTGGTCAGGCCAGTTGTCGCCACAATCTGTGCGAATTCCGCCTTTGTCCCTGCAATGGTGTAAGCAGTCATGAGAGACTTTACTATTTTAGTAGCCATCAAAGCCTTTTTGAAGGCCGTAAAAGCCGCCGTCACTTTGTTTACCACCAACAAGCCGCCAATCGCCGCAGCCACTGGCCCAAAAGGCGTATCAAGCATGATGTCCCGAAGGAATTGGAACATCCCCCCGGCTTCGTCCACCCGGGTCACCAGCCACATAAGGGCATTGGCCAGACTGTTGACCGCATCGATTTTAAGATTAAGTAAGTAAGCGCCTGGAATAGCTAATAGCCGCCGCCACGCATACCTGAGGTTTTGCACGCTGTCGTAAAGGTTGCGGCTGTTTTCCGCTGCAAATCCCAAGACCCCGGCATTTTCAAAGAAATATTCGGCAAACTGCATCCGGATAAGTTTTCGCTGCTCATTTCCAAGTTCATTGAAATTAACCCCCAGGTTCGTAGCAGCCCACGCCGCAATATCCGCCTGGTGGGCCGTCAGCCCCAATTCAAAACCTGCTGCCGTACTCCCTTTGATCCAGTTTGCCATGCGCCGGTTGGCATCCTCCACTGACAAGCCTTTGAAAGCGGCGGCATCAGCGGCCATCATCGTCTGCTTGGTCACCAGATCCATCGCCTCGTCAGCAGACCGTCCCATCCCCATCCATGCCATGGACATATTGGTGAAAGTCGGCTTCAGCCGCCCCGGCAGTTTGCCGATGTCAGCCGCCAACGTATTCATCCGGTCACGTGCATGATCCGCATTGTCCCGAAACACATTATTAAAGGAGAGGGAATTCGACTGGAATTCGTCGGCCGCCCGGATCATGGAGTTCATGACTTTGGAGGAAACGATCCCGGCAATAGCGCCTTTGGCCACCTTCGCCATGGTAGAGAACGCCTTCCCAAACTTTCCCGCACTGCTTTGGGCATTGCCCGTCACTTTGTTGATTTCTTTGTTGGCAGCTGAGCCATCCACCGCAATTTTTCCAAGCAGCCTAAACAATTCCATCGAATTCACCTCCCCATCCCAGTATTTGGTTGGCTATTTCAAGCCCTTGCAATGCCTCTAGCTCTGCATTTTGCTTTTTCACCTCGGCTGGCTGTGCCGCTTGCAGGACTTTTTTCCTAAACTCGGCATAACCTTCTTCGCGAAATGCCAGGTGGTTCCACATGTACCATATTTTTTCCTCCTGCATTTCCTCGAACATAACGACGAGGAAATCCAGGAAATCTGAAACGGACATGGAAGCAAGCAAAAAAGACACGTCGTTATAGCGCTTGAATAGCAAATCCCTTAGTTTATTGGCGCCGCCTATTTGATCAATTGCTTGAGCTGTGGCAAAAAAGTTTTGAGTTCCTCTTTTTGAAAGAAGGACACAATAAGGGCCATGTACTCCGCCGGTGGCAGGGTTTCGATGGTTTTTTTGTCGGTGCCGGTAAGGGAAGCCAAAAATTCGTTAACCTCTTTCTCCGCCTTGCCGATTTCACCCATGACCGTTTCAGCCATGTCCGCAAAGAGCTCCACGCCGATGGATTCAAACATCTCCTCGCTCATCCGGCCGTCACGTTTTTTGCCCATTTCATCTTTGAACAGTTCCTTAAGGGCTTTCAAAGCCCCTGTTTTTTTCACAATGGGAAAGATTTTGAAAATATCCGTCCCTTTTAGTTCCCGCATTTTAATTTCCATTTGGTGTTGCCCCTTTCAGTGCATTGACTTGGATTTGTGCCGCTGCCGCCGTAATATTAAGCGTTGGGTAAAGGATGGTTACCGGCAAAGCCTGGTTTTCCACGTTTTCCGCATCGACACGGCCTTCAAACACCATTTCCACCGTCCCTTTTTCGCCGTCCGTATTTTCAAGCTCCAACCCGCTAGTACAGATGGCGTTATGGAGGATAACGATGATCGGGCGGTCAGAACCGGCAACCGAGCCCACGTAGGCGATGTTTTGCAAGTAGTCGCTATCCTCAATCTGACCTTTCGGTTCAATGACCGTGTACCCCGTAGGATAATTGGTCCCATTTGAGGCAAAACTGCGGCCACGGATGGCAGTGCGGATATTTTCCGCGGTCAGCTCAATCACGTTGCAAGTAAGCGATGCTTCACTTTCGGTGATGATGTCCAAACCTCGGGCACCTCCGAATACGCCATCCACCTCAATCTGCTCGATTTCTTGTGTCAAGGTGAGGGAATTCCCGCCAGAGGTTGCCCCTAAGCGCTCCCCGCGCCACTGTCCGCCGCTCCAAACCAAATTCTTGATAACAGCCCCGGCATTTAAGACAAACGACCTGGGCGTATTCCTTGTATAGCCCGTCTTGGGCAAAGTAGTAAAAGCTTCTGACATATCAAACCCTCCAATCGATTTTTACGATAAATTGCATGTTCCGGCGGTGCAGGGTTTCCGACAGCACGGGAATCGTGTTCTGCCTGGAAAAACTCACCCGCAAAAAACAGCTTTCTGTAAATATTTCCCGAAAATGAAGGGCCTGCCTAAGTTTCTGGCAAGCCTCCTCCACCCTCAGTGCGCTTTGGTTGTCGAAAACGTCCACATCCATCACAAACTCGGAAGCGTGCCGCCCAACGCCTTCCCCGTTGTAGGAGAAAGTCGCATAGGGGTATTGCACTTCCCGTTGGCGGTTGGCCAAAAAATAAGATTCCGGCACAGCTTCCCGCATCAGTTTGATAAATTCCTCCAAAAAATCCATTAACCCATCGCCTCCTTGTACAGGTCAGCCAGCAATTTCTGGATCCGTTTTGCGTTGTTCCTGAAGGCCGGGCGAAGGAAAGGCTGGGGTTTCATCCCAAATGTAAAGATAAAGCCAGAACCGTCAGGGGCGGGATAAGCCCATCCCCCTTGGCGGCCATTGCCGTTTTCCGCAAACTCCCCGGTCCCAAACTCCACATAGACAGCGTATTCCACCGGCGTGCCCACATAAGCCTCCATTTCAGCCTTGTTGATGCGATAGTCGATAGAATCCCGCAGGCGGCCGTTATCGACGGCCACAATGGCCACCGCATGGCTTTCCACGATGATGGCGGCCATCTCCAACCACTTCAGGTTCACCGATTCCATGGTGGCGATGACTTCCTTAGAATTATCGATAAACTCGATTTTTTTGCGGGCCATGCTACTCCACCCCTTTCACAAACACCTCAAGGTGGCTGCCTAGCCCCATGGGATTGTCCACATAAGTGATTTCATAGGCGGTGCCATCATGGATCAGGCGGTCCCGGTTGGTGATGGGCTTACCGGAATCGAAGATAATGGCCACATGGGTCGCCTTGGCCAAGAAATTCTTATCGTCCGTGGCTTCCTTGCCGCTTAACAAGTCCATGTAACCCTTCGCCCGGCATTTTTCCGTCCATTCAAAGATAGGGTCCCCTAAGCGGTCTTCGCCGGCTTTTTCAAATTCCTGGATGATGAATTCCTTCACGGTTACCACCTCAGCTTCCTGTAGGGATCCAAAAACTGCATCAATTCCTTGGGATAGCCGCCCTCGGAATCGCCTCCCACGTTGTAGGACACCGTCCAGCGGCTGATTTTTTCACTGGCAATCCCGACCTTATCCGCCATCTTGGCATCGTAGCGCAAAAGCTCCCGCACCCCGCGGACGATATCGGCAGGGTATTCCACCAGGTATACCCTGGGGCTTTGGCTACCCCCTTGGGCTGTTTCGGCTTTAAACCTGCCCCCAATGGAAATGTCACGCCCTTGGACCCCCATGACCTCATAAAGCCCATCATTGAAGCGGCTTCCATGAATTCCTACCGTATCGCCAACCTCAATGCCTTCGGCCAGGCTCACAAGGTGAATCTGGTTGTTTTCCAATTTTCCAACGAGGCCTTGGGCATATGGATTGAAAAAATTATTTTGTGTCAACCCGCGGATCATCTGTTCCAAGCCGTCCAAATCATCCTGAGTTGCTTTCGGATTGATTCCCAACGCTTCTTCCAAAGGGATAATCATACAACCACCCCTATTTCGCCGGCGTTTTTTTCAAGGCGGCGATTTCCTTGCGCAGGTTCGCTTTTTCAAGCTCATGCTTTTCCACCAGCCCACGAAGCCCCTTGACCTCATCCTCAAGGCGCAGGTAGCCCTCCTTGAACACTTCCAGGTCATCGACGGCCTTGCGGTATTCCGCCACCGTGTAGGACTTCCCGCCGGTAGCGCGCTCCACTACTTGGTATTCGCCCCCGGCAAGTTCCACCACATCATAACCCTTTTGCAGGTACTCGGCCTTCTGGTCCTCAAGCACATTCAAGAGGCGGTTTTCTTTTAGCATCGTTACCATAGCGCTGCCCCCCTTACGATCCAGCCGGGCCGACGACCATCGCAAGGCCTTCGTGGCGGCTTTCGAATAAAATTACATCGTTGTAAACTTGCTCATAGTACAGCCAGTTCCCCGCGGTCTTGGCGGACGGTTCATCCAATGCCACAAAAGAGTATTTCTCTGGGGCGCACATACAAGGGATATGGATCAGGATAAAATGGATTTGGCGGGAACCTGCTACCGGCCTAGCGCCATTTGAAAAGTCATACATGGTGCGCATGCGGTCGGATGGGATGGCCGTATTGATGACCACATCGTCCAAACGGTTGATGATACGGTTGATTTCCCCGGTATTGCCCTGCACCGGAAGGGTACGCCCAAATTGCTGAAGGTTCTTGATGAGGGTCCTTACCGGCGGCGTGCAGAAAATCTCTCGCCCCTGTGCCGGGATGCCCTTCTCGTCCATCTCCGTCATCAGCTCATCAAACAATGGCAGGAAGTTTTCGGCGGTCAGCGTTTCCGTATGGATGCCTGCGCCGCCCCCTAGCGCCTGCTTGCGGGCAAACAGGGAGGACATCATGAACTTGTCGCGCTCAGGGGCCTTTTGCTGGTCATTGAATGAGCGGGTAATGTTGGCAATCGTAGTCGTCCAGTTCGTCTCGTCAATGTCAGACGGGTCGACCAACGTATCCCAGTAACGCTCATTTTCCAGCGTGTAGGTTTCCCATGTATTCTCATAGTTCACCTCTGCCGTCGTGATCGTGCGGCGCTGGCGGTCTTTCATCCCCTCAAGGATATTTAATACCGGCAAGCGGACTTGAGAGTGTCCCTGCCAGCGGATAATGGAGTTGGAAGGCGAGTTCCATAAGCGCTGGGTGTAAACCAGGCCATTGTGTTCATAGCGCGTCTGCAGCGCCCGTTGGTAATCTGTTGCAAAATTCGGTGTTGGCATTGTTTTTCAGCTCCTATTCTTTATTTGCTGATGCTAAGGTCAGCAGTGAAGGCATTCATGAAATCCTGGCTTTGGTTCGGATTGGCGGGCTTGCCTTCATCGAGCTTGCCTGAAATCGGCTGGAACCCGTCATCCGGTTTGCCCTCTTCGCTTTTGCCGCCATCCGGTGCTTTTTCCGTGAAGTATTTGGGAAACTTGTCTTTTAGGTCCCCCACGTGGTTTTCGAGGAAAAGGACCTTGCCATCCTCCCCGGCCTCAAGTTCGCCCAGCTTGTACATCATGTAATCCACGTCGGTCACGCCCGCACTTTCAAGGGCAGCCCTGATTTGGGCCTCCTTGCCTGCTTTCGCTTCCTTGGCTTCGTACTCCTGAATTTTCTTTTGAAGCTCCTCCACGTTGCCGGCACTGGCTTTCAGCTCTTTGATTTCATCCAGCTTGTCGTTGAATGTCTTCTTAGGCACCACATGGCGGGCGGATGTGGATGTGATTTCAGCCGTCGCCGCTTCCATATCCAATACCCCGTCCTCGCCCACATGGCGCTCCAAAATCGCTTTGATCCATTCCATAACCCATTCCTCCAATTTCTTTTTTATCGGGTCAGTTCCCGTCGAATTCCCATTTATACCCCGGGTCGGGTAAAACGGCAGTTTTTTGCCATACCGGGCAAAGGCCATAAGAAAAGCACCCGCATATGCAAGGTGCTTTAATATAAAAATTCTTGTGTCGCTTCCCATTTCGCTTTAGCTTCATTAAAACTCATGGTATTCATTCCATTTGAATCGTCCCTAAATTTTTCTTGGTAAGCGTCGTCTTGCCACCCGCAGGTTTCGCAGACATCGCCGCCAAGATTATCAATTTCACCAACTCCACAAATTACACACTTCACACTAAGGCCTCCTCGCTTGCTGATCTACCCAATATTCCTCACGGTCGTGCTCTCTAATAAAGTACGTGCGAAGATAACGATGGGCGATAGCGAATTCTCCTGTGTCGAAATTCATTCGGTAATAGCTCCCGCTGGGGTTTGTGTACTCTGGCGCTCTTTCTGTAACGGGAGAATTCAGGAATTCTCCCGCCTGTCGAACGTACTCCTCTTTCGTTAAAACCCCAAAGCCTGCCCTTTCAAATTCTCGGACGTGCTTATTGAAATGATAGTCAAGATGCGTTGCGCCATCGTTTCTGATTCCGGGGTTGAAAACGTGGTTACTATAATCAACTTCTGATGTAAAGCCGCCCGTAGGAGGGTGATTCGTAGAAAAGTGCTGCAAATCCATCCCTACTCCATCATTATAGCCGTTTCCGGCACCGTTTAGACTCGAATCCTGCGGATTGCCTGACTTATTCGCCACCCACTCCCGGTAATTCGCATAAGGGATGATTTCCCCGGTCTCATTGTCCCGGCGGTGGAGCGGCTCATAACCCTCGATAAAGGAGGTAGCACGGCAGCGGCAGTTGATGTCCATGTGGGCAATCCCGAACATGCCGGGCTGCAGGGCGGTCATCCCGTCAATCTCGAAATGCTCCCTCACCCCGACCGTCTGGCCGTCCAGTTCCTGATGCGGGTCCCTCGTCCGTTGGTCAAGGGTAGCAATCCACATTTTTCGTAGGTGGATCCCCCGGTTGCTTGCTTCCTCTTGGGAGCGTTGCCTCGCCATAGAAGCGACCCGGTGCCCCTCCGTCCTGGCAATGGTCATGGAGCGGCGGTAACTCATGGCGGCCACTTCCGCAATGTCCCTTGCCATCCGTTGGTAGCCCCAGCCTTGCGAGAATCCCCGCAAAAGCAACTCATGGAGCCGGTTGCGAAGTTCAGGGATGACCCCGTCCGCCAAGCGCTCCGACAGCCTCACGTTGCCGATGGGCATGTTGATAATGGTGTCGATGACCTCGGTAGGCAAAAGCGTAAAGTCCACCACTAGCCCGCTCACCTGCTCAAATTCATAAAAGAGTTCATTGTAAGCGAGTTGCGAGACCCCATGCAAGTGCCCGAACATCCGCCGTTGCTGCTCCCCGCCTACGTTGGCGACATGGGCATTGACCTGTTCCATCAGCGACTGGAGCCTTTGGGTGCTCAGTTGCTCGCTGAAGCTCATATTTTCCATGCCTGCCAGGCGGATCATGACCTCCTGCTGGATTTCCCAGGCCATCAGTCGGTACAACCGGTGGATTCCGGCAGCCAGGCGCTCAAAGTCGCCCGCTATCAGCCGTTCCATTTCCGTCCGGTAGGCATCGGCCAGCCTTTGTTGTCCGGGCGAAAGCCTACGCATTCAGGGCACCCATATCAAATCCGCTGTAATCCTGGCCGGCCAAAGCTTCCTGAACCTCTTCGAGGGAAATGTCCCACGCCTCGCAAAGCAGCCTGAGGGCTTCATCGTCACCAATCCTTGGGGCAGAAGCCAAAATATTGCCAATGAGCAGCTTGCGCGTCTCCTCTTCCTTGAAAATCTTGGCCGTTTCATCGTTTTCGTTGATGACCGTGGAGCGCACGATATGGATTTCCACATCAGAAAGCTGATAATTGGAGGAATGCCTGCTGTTGATGTCTTCTAAAATCAGCGCCAGCAGGTCTTTAAGCAATTTCCTCAAGCGGATTTCGGCCTTGTTGGCTTTTAAGTCCAAAAGGGAATACCTCGACTTGATGACCACGTTGGTGATGTTGCCGTCGCCCAGTGCCGTCGAATCAAACCCCATGCCAAACTTGTAAATAGCTTCCTTGTCCAGCTCAAGCTTCACCTTGCGGGCCTCGTAGGGGATATTGACTTCCTTCACGTCCACCCCGCCGTCCTGCCCCGTTTGGATGGTCACCCGGGATTTAATGCTTTTCGTCAGGTTGTCCAAGTCCGTGCCATTATAGCCGCGCACCACATAAATGGCTTCCTGAAAATTCTCCAAATTGTTGGACAGTGAGCAGGCCATGATGTCGTAATCGTCTATGAGCGCCTTCACCGGCTCCAGGTCGGTTTTGCAGGCATTATTGTTGCGAAGCTCAAAGAATGGCAGGAAGCCCCAACCCTTGCCCTTCAGCTCGCCGGTTTTCGGGTGGCGGATGACCTGGTGGGGCCTTGGGTTCAGTGCGGGGCGTTCATCAAAGACAAAATCGCCGTTATCGTCGGTCACCAAATACCAGACCCGCTCCTCGTCCCACACTTCGGCACGGGTAACGGTGATGGGCTGGCCTGCTTTCGTCACTTCCGAGTCATAGTAGCGGATATACATGGCGATTTCATTGTTTCCGTCGTAGATGGGGATCAATTTCAGGGCATCGGCCACCTGAAAAGTCAGCCTCCCCTCGCTGTTTCGGTAGGCGAAGGCATATTCTCTGGCCTTCTTGCTGCTTCCCTCCATCAGTTCATTGAGGAAAAGCTGGAAATCCTCGTCGATGTATTCCTCCAACCGCTGCATCAGGGTTTCATCCTCAGAAGTGAATTCCACCGGGTTGGAAAGCAGGTACTGGACTTTTTGGTCCACCAGTTCCGTAAAGAACGCATGGGGGATCAGCACGTTGGAGCGGTTGGTTTCTTCCCGCAGGTTGCCGGTCTCATCCATGTAGAATATCCGGCGCTTCATAATGTCATGCTCATAATTGTAATAGCGGATGCCTTCCCGCATTTTTTCCTTGAGCGGGGAATTTTTGTCCATCCGGATGGCTTCGCCCACTGCCTTGCCCATGGTCTGGAAGTTCCCGCTCCGCAGTTCCTCGATCACTGGGGTGTCCCCCTTTCGTTAAAATCTCCATTCGTTGGCAATCATGTCATCCTCAAGGGCATACCTGGTCGTGTCAATGGAGTGGTTGTTCTTGTCGTCAAGGCGGTTTTTTGGGTTGCCGTCCTTGTCCACGGCATAGTCGATGTTTTCAAATTCCCGGGCGGTGTTGGGGCAGCGCTTCGGGTCGATAACGATGGCCTCAAGCTCATCCAGCCACTTTTCCCCATGCTCCACGGAACCAGGGCCCTTGCGGGTAGCCACGATGCGCCGAATCCCAAACTCGCTTCGGAATTCGCTGATGGAACGGGGCTCCTCGCTGTCCGCCTTGATCTGGGCATCAGTATAGCCCTTTTTCTTGATCCAGTCGGTAATTTCCCTGCTGGACAGCTTCACCCCGTACAGCTCATCGAAAATATAAATCCGCCGGCGCTTCTTGTCATAATGGAGCCTTAGGAACACAAACGGATCGTTACCATAGCCCCAGTCGATTCCCTGTCTGACGTTGTCAAAAGTTTTTAGCATATCTTCCGGAATGGGTTCGAACTGGAGGTTGGTAAATGGCACCACGCCGCTCCCAATAGGCTCGCCCAGGTATTCCCACCGGTATTTCATCTCGTTTTTGGCCTTCACGTTGTCTGCTTCCTCGAAAAACTTCTTGGAAAGGTGCGGATTGCCCAAATACGTGGAATGATGGATGTAGGTGTTGCTGTCGATCAGCACCGACTCGAATTTCTTGTTGACCCACGACTGTTTCCGCTTGGGCGGGTTGTAGGAATAATAGAAGCAGTAATCAAACTGGTACTGCACCTTTCGCCCGGCGGCCTCGGAAAATATCAGCCCTTCCAGTTCCTCCCGTAAAATGGAGTTTTCAATGGTTGTGACCCCATCCTCGTCCTTAAACTCGGCAAGCTCCTCAAACCAGGCAATGGCCAGGGGGAAATCCGCATCCTTGATGGATTTGATTTTCTCCGGATCGTCGGCACCAATGAAATATATCTTATTGCCCCGGCGCTTATACGTGATTTCAAGCCTGGAATCCACGAAACGGAACTCATCCCGCACCCCCAGGACATTTGCTGCTGCCTTGAAGTTGGCATAAATGGACTTGAGGATCGTATTTTGCACCTTTCGGATGCCCACGGCAGAGACCGGGTACTCCATGATATCCATCAAGATTCGCATGGGGATGTGGAAAGACTTCCCGGAACCACGGCCACCTTTGAGGACGTACCTGAGGTGTTGCTTCTTCTTGGAAGCCCGCCAGAACGGCTTGAACTGCTCCGTGACGACCTCCGACAGGACAACCCTATTCTTCGTCATCGATATCATCCACAATCACCACCGTTGTCGCCGTGTTCACGTCCAGCTTGTCGGTCCACATGCCGTAGCGCTTGCCGATCAGCTCCGCCGCTTTGATGCGCTTGTTGGCATCCACTTGGATTTCCGTGGCAAACTGACAGCCATCGCCGGCTAAGCGGAGCACCTCTTCCTTTTCCTCGCCTCGCATCACGGATGTCAGGTATTCCATAACCTCCTGCTGTTCTGCCACCTTTTCGGACTGCATCTCCTCAAGCCGCTGGTTCACGTATGCGCGGATGTAAGGCTTGGTCAGGTTTTCAGCGCCTATGCTACGGGCTGTTTTCTTGCTATAACCCGCTTTTACTGCCGCTTCGGTGGCATTGCCACTAATCAAATATTCATCTGCAAACTTTTGTTGTTTAAGGGTCAGCTTACCCACAAGTACCACCTCGCTTTATTTTTAAAATATACAAAAAGCCGACCCATAAGGAATCGACTGGATTGGTTTGGTTGAAGGGCCCAACGGGAATTGCACCCTGTCGGCCTGCCTAGCCCTCGAACGGGCTGGTGCCATGGACCCATGTGGCCCCTCAAAAGGAAGGGCCTGGGAAAATCAAAGAGGAGATTTCAAAAATGAAAATAATGGGGGGATGTGCGGGGGTTTATTCCCACTCTACCATAATATCACATATTTTTTATTTTTTTGTTCGTTCTTTTAGTTTTCGGTTCACTTTTTGGCTCAACTGCCTGGAATAAATATGGGAATAGCCCAATACATCCGCAATCTCCCACAGTTTGAAGCCTTCCCGCCTTAATTCGAGTAGGCTTCTTTCAACGCTGCATTCCAAGGAATGGGCGAATGTGTCCAGCATTTTTTCCCCGGCCTCGATTTCAGCCCTCAGGGTTTCCTCCCGCGTTTTCAGGTCGGCCACGTCGATGATCTTGTCCTCCAGCTTGGGCTGCTTGATTTTTCTTTCCCTTTCGCTGATTTCCGCCATTACCTGGGCGTGCTCCCGTTTCATTTTCAAATGCCGGTTTAAATTCATCCCATTCACCCCTTATTTTTTCCGACTCTTCCCGCCACTGCTTGGCAGCCTCCTTGTAGACCTCCAACCGCTCCTTAGCCGCATACAGCTCATGCTCTTTCGTTTCCAGTTCATCTTGTATAGCAGCCACTTCCCTCATGCACAGAATCCCAAAGCCCACCGTGACCGCCATCCAGGCGAATTGGGTGATTATCAATGCCATCATGCGCTCCTCCTGTTCCGTTTGTGCCGCCCCACCTCGTCCATGAGGATTTCCCACCGCTTCACGGCCAGGTCGAACAGTTGGCTGTATTCGTATTTTTGATGCGGTGTCAGCAGGCGGTTGTGCTCCCCGTCGGGGTCGTACATCCAGATTTCCTTCCCTAATTCCCATGCCTCGTCTTTCCATCCTGCTTCCATGCTTATTCCTCCCCTTTGTTGAACTTGACCGTATAGATGCCGCCTTCGTCCGACACCTCATAGTCGAACCCGTTGGCGCAAAGCAGCGTTCGCACCATGGCCACCTGTTTCTTGCTGAACAGATAGACGGCGCCTTCGTTTTGGCGCTTGAAGTCGGTGCGCACGTATTCCAGGATGATTTCGGGGCAGTCCGTCCATGGGACGGCCCACACCCAGTCGCTTGCCGGGATTTTAATCCTTGATTCCTTGGGCCTTGGCACCCAGTCGCTGTCGAAGTCGTCGATGCCCACCTTGGCAAACAAAACCCGGTTTTTGTTGCTGGCGCGGGCCCTTCCGCCCAAGTGGTTGGAGATGGCGTCCGACTTCACCCCCGAGCGCCTGGCCAGTTCCGCCTGCCTGATGCCGTGGGTTTTAAGATAGTCGCTGATGGTCATGTGTTTCCTCCCCCGTTTTGCCCGACAATTTTCCCGGCGCCCGCAGGAGTGCGCCTAAGAGCCTGCCAAGGCCCCGGTTCCCCGTGGACGTAATAGTTCCCGGTGAGGTCGTAGACCACGGACAATCCCCACGGCTTGTTGCCCCATATCGGGCACCACAGGCCGCCTTTGCGTTTTAGGCGGGTATTTTCCCCTTCCAGACGCTCCCGCTCCTTCTTGGACGTTTCTATGGCTTGTCGCTGGTCCATCAGGCGGGTTGCCCACTGGGTTTGTTGATCCTGAAGCTTGCGGTGCATCGCCTGAAGGACGCCATAGCCTTCCCTGGCCTTTTCTAGCTCCGTTTCTAGCTTCACCACGTCCCGTTCCAAGTAGGTGCAGCGTTCGTTAGCAGCCACATAAGCCTGCCTTGCCTGTTTGTGTGCCGCCTTCTCGTTGGCGAATTCCCGCTCCAGGATGTCGAGCCTGCGCATCCCCGCGCCGACCATGATGGTGGCCAGGATGACCACTCCTAAGGTTAACCATGCATAAATTTCCATTTTCTTTTTCCTCCATTTTCTCTTTTAGTGCAGAAACAATTCCACCAGGCGCTTCATTTCGGCGTGTTTTTCATTTTCCACCCGTTCCCGGACTTCCTGGTCTTTTTTCTGCCAAGTGATGAATTTCTGGATGTCGTTGAGCTGGCGCTCCATGAAGCTGATTTTTCGTTCCTGAATTTCACACTTGCGTTGCAAGCTCGTGAAATTGTCCCTGTGAATGATTTCGATGGATGTCAGCTGGCTTTGGCGGCCCTTTTCCACTTCGATGAAATATCGGCGCGCCTGTTTCCCTTTTTCGTTGTTTTGCACCATGGAGATTTCCTTGGCGGTGTCAATCATTAGCAGGTTGTCGGTTTGCTCATAGTCACGACCCGAGGCATGTGGTCTTTTTTGAACGTATGCCCTCCATTCTTCCCCTTCCACAAAGTCGTATTTTTCGATCAAGCGGTTAATCCAATGATCGGAACGTGTTTCAACCTCCAAAAACTCATGCAAATCCCTGCCGCTTACCACGTTGATGCCGTTTCTAACCTTGATTTCTATCAATTCCATTTTATTTTCCTCCGTTCACGATTTCCAAAGCTTCCTTTGCGCTCCTGGCAATCCCTGCCAAGGCTCCTTTTGATTTGACCATCTCGATGAAATGCAGCTGTTCCTTGCTGGGGCGGCCTTTGGCGTTCTTTACCTCGATAAAGAAAATCTGCCCGTCGGCCCTGAATCCAACCACGTCGCTGAAGCCTTTAGGGGCGCCCACATCGAACCACCGGCCATCTTGCAGTAAGAACTTGCCCACGTTGATCCTGAAAGCCGTGTGGCCCGCCTGCGACAGCGCTAAGCGTATTTCATTCTGTATCTGGTGTTCCGGCTTATTCGGCGTAGTAGGATTTGATGTGCTCATCCAATTCCCCCAGTGTTTCCGCCGCTTCCCAGCCGATGATGTCGAGCAATCCAATTTTCAGCTCATCCCCGAAGGTCCCCAGGATGAAATCCAGGCGTTCGTGGAGGTTGTCCCGTGGCGTGATGGCCATATCCGGGGTTTTCCCGTCTTTTTGGATGATGCAAGCGAACCATTGAGCGCCTTCCTCGGCTTTCCTGAGCCAAAATTCCTCTAATTTACCATAATGTGTCATTTTTTCTCCTCCATTTTCGGATTAAGTGCTAAATTTAGCGCTTTTTAGCACTTATTCACGCACTTAAAACATGGTAATACCAATACTTTAGCACTATTAGCACTTATTTCTTAAAAAGTAATTGAAAAATATTTATGACGCTCGCGCGCGCACGCCCACGTACATGATGGGGCAATTAAGCGCTAAAAGTGCTAAACCCCAAGAAGGACTAGGGATTTAAGTGCTAAATAAGCGCTAATTAAGTGCTAATAAGTGCTAATTAATGCGCTTATAGCCCCGCCTGGGGTTGGTGATGTACTTCCACTTCGGGTGGTTGTCCATGATGTTCTTGATTTTCGTGGCGGTGGTGTCCCTGCCCTTGCCTGCCTCATGGTCGAAGCATTCCAGGGCGATCTCCCGGATGGTGCAGAAATCACGCTTTTTCGGGTCCCCGCTGAAACGGGTGTCCCCATATTCATCCTTGGAAAACTTCCCCGTGTGCAAAAAATGCTGGAAGAATGCCCTTTTTCGGAAACGGTCATCCGAGGCATGGTAGCCGGATGGGAACTCCGCTTCCAAAAACAGCACGATGGCGTCCTCGTATTCGTCCACGTACTTGAAATCCTCCCGGTGCAGGTTCAGGGACTCGGCTTCCTCATCTTCGAGATGGAAATCAAAGCCCTGCTTGAACATGGCCACGGCCTCGCCCCAAAACTGGTCGACCCAGCCCTGCTCCATCCCGGCCACCGGGTGCTCCTTCTGCTTCTTCTGGTTGACCATGACGGGGAGGAAGCGGCGGTCGCCGGTCTTGTCCTTTAGGTGGGTGGACTCGTTGGTGGTGCGGGCGATGACGAAGCCCTTCGGGTGCTTC